TGCTCACTCTGAAACTGGGTAAGGCAAACGTGCCTATGCTGGTCACCAACCATACCTATGATGTCATCGGTGCTTACATGCCGACGAAAGAAATGGGTGGCGGTTCTGGTCTGAAGTATGCATCTTCTACCATCATCTATCTGTCTAAGAAGAAAGAGAAGGATGGCACTGAGGTTGTAGGTAATATCATTAAGTGTAAGGCACAGAAGTCTCGTCTCACTAAGGAGAACTCTCAAGTTGAAACACGTCTTTATTACGACCGTGGATTGGACCGCTATTACGGACTATTGGAACTGGGTGAGAAATACGGAGTCTTCACCAAGCGGGGCAATCGGATCGTTGTTGGTGAATCTACTCTTTATCCTAAGTCTATTCTTGCTGATCCCGAGAAATACTTCACAGAAGAAGTGATGGCACAATTGGAAGAGGCAGCAGCACAGGAGTTCCGTTATGGCAACTAAACTAGTAGATTATGTTAAAACCTATAATGGATTAGTTACTCCAGAGTTTTGTAAAACAGTAATCAGAACGTTTGAAAAATCCGACAGTCAGTATATTGATCGTGAGCAACGCCCGTCCTTTACCGAACTGAATATCTCTCAGAGATTTATAGCAAAGGATCCTAACTGGTTGAATATACAAGAAGAACTAACAAATTCTTTTATTGATGCCGTTGAATTGTATATGAACGATCTGGACCTAGGTCCAGATTTTCCTGCAAAATATGCGTTTGAAGAACATCGATTAAAGATGTATAAAAACAACAATCATGATCAATTCAAAGATCATGTTGATGTTGGTGATTACAATTCTGCTCGTAGATTTTTAGTTTGTTTTTTATATCTGAACACTGTCAGTGAGGGTGGAGAAACAAATTTTCCTAAATTAAATCACTCAGTATCCCCTGAGTGTGCTAAAATACTCTTGTTCCCTGCGACATGGCAGTGGAGACATGCTGGTCTTCCTCCAGTATCTGAAAACAAATACATCGTCGGGACTTATCTGCACTACGTTTGATGAACTTAGAAGTCACTATTCTCAGCAACCTTGTGTTCAACGAAAAATATACACGCAAGGTTTTGCCTTTTCTAAAATCTGATTACTTTACTGCGCGAGAGTATAAAGTAATCTTTTTGGAGATTCATGAATATATCAGTCAGTATGATGCACTACCGTCTCTTAATGCGGTTGCTATAGAATGTCAAGAAAGAACTGATCTGACTGAAGATCAGTTCAAAGAAGTTATTGGAGTTTTGAATGTCCTTTCCGATGATACCGCAGACTTTGACTGGCTCGTTGATACTACGGAAAAGTGGTGTCAGGAGCGTGCGATATACATATCTCTTATGGAATCTGTCAAGATTGCTGACGGGCAGGATTCCAAGAGGGACAAAGGCGCTATTCCTCAAATTCTTTCGGAAGCGTTAGGTGTCTCCTTTGACCAACATGTAGGACACGATTATGTCTCGGACGCAGAAGAACGGTATGATTTCTACCATCGTAAAGAAGATAAAATCCCGTTTGACCTTTCGTTCTTCAATAAGATTACGAAGGGCGGTCTCCCTAACAAGACTCTCAATATCGCACTCGCTGGTACTGGGGTGGGCAAGTCTCTGTTTATGTGCCACTGTGCCGCTGCAACGCTCCTTCAGGGTAAGAACGTCCTTTATATCACGATGGAAATGGCGGAGGAGAAAATCGCTGAACGTATTGACGCAAATCTTCTCAACGTCCCGATCCAAAAACTAGCGGACTTACCGAAAGTAATGTTTGATAAGAAGATCAAGACACTAAGTAAGAAGACTCAAGGTAAACTTATAATTAAAGAATACCCTACAGCGTCTGCACATGTCGGACACTTTAAGTCTCTTATTTCTGATCTTGCTCTTAAGCGGTCTATTAGACCCGATATTATCTTTGTGGATTACCTCAATATCTGTGCTTCCCAGAGATATAAAGGGAGCATTGTCAACTCTTACACCTATGTCAAAGCAATCGCTGAGGAGCTTCGTGGTCTCGCGGTTGAATGTAACGTTCCTATTATCAGTGCTACGCAAACCACTCGTGCAGGTTACGGTAGCACTGACGTTGACCTTACTGATACTAGTGAGTCCTTTGGTCTCCCTGCTACTGCTGATCTTATGTTTGCCCTTATTAGCACGGAGGAGCTTGAGGGTATGAATCAGATCATGGTCAAGCAGTTGAAGAACAGATACAATGATATTGCCTCAAACAAAAGATTCTGTGTAGGTATTGACAGAGCGAAGATGAGGTTGTATGATGTGGAGGAATCTGCACAAGAAGACATCGTTGACTCTGGTCAAGGTTCCGATCAACAGAAAGTTGATCTAGTTAAAAAGTTCACTACAAAGAAAACATTCCAAGATTTAAAGTATGATTGATTTTATTAAGTATGCAAGATTCGTCAATGAGGTCACCTCGTATGAAAGCAAAGAGAATAGTGTATTCTTTGAGCGTATTGAATACCTCAAAAACAAAGACTTTCCTACCGAGCGACTGCTTACTGCTGCTGTAGGTCTCTGTGCTGAGTCGGGTGAGTTTACTGAAGTCATCAAAAAGATTATCTTCCAAGGTAAGGAGCCGACCGAAGAGAATCTGTTTCACCTGAAGCGTGAGATGGGTGACATCATGTGGTATTTCATGCAGGCATGTATGGCACTGGATGTTTCTCCTGAAGAGATTATTGAGATGAATGTTGAGAAACTCAAGTCCCGCTATCCTGGTGGTGAATTTGATGTGCATTACTCCGAGAATCGGAAGGCAGGTGATCTATGACCGTTCAGCAGACTAATGTCTTTGATATGAGAGATATTAAAGGCAAGGGTAAAGTCATGCAGTTTCAAACAGATATTGATGTTGAACATCTAGCAGATGTTATTCTGAAAAAAGAAAAAACTATTATTAAAACCAAACCGCATTCAATCCATAACGGAAAATACAATGACGGTCAGACTGGATTGGGTCCAAATAGTTTAACTGCTAGGTTTGATGCATATAATGTTTTGAAGTGGAAAGAGGGTAAAGAGATTAAGGACTGGATTACCAGGTGCTATAAAGAATTTTATCCTGATTATTCTGGAGAACTTTTAGTTCAGTGTTGGGCAAACGTAATGCGAAACGCTCAACAAATTCGTTCTCATTCGCATTTTCCCGATAACTATGATAACACTTTGTGTGGTCATTTAAATGTTAGAACTCGTATGACGGGAACTTGGTATGAAGGAGATCGAATTCCAAACGAAGAAGGACAAATGGTTTTGTTCTCTCCACATCTTTTTCATTGGACTGATCCTTGCGTAGATGAACCGAGAATCACAGTTGCATTTGATGTGATGCCTAGACGTAAACGAGAAAATCTTGTAATTCTCAAAGTCTGATGTATAGTGTTTGGATTCACCTTGTAGCATTCTTCCAAGTTGTCGTAATGAACTGTGTTCAACCCGTCAACTGGAAGTATTGCTATAGGGTAGACCAGTGGTTGATACCAGATCTTGTAGAGGGTTATGAGATCTGGTCTGGTCAAAAGAAAATCTACCAGAATGAAAAGGATTATCTAAATAGTTTGGATGACCCAATAGAGTAAGATGGCAAACAAAGGACTTCAGTTTGAACATGCTGTAATGTATGCTGCTACCTCTAGAATCACTGGAGAAAGAACCAGAGAGCAGGAAAAGTTTTTTACTGAAGCAGCAAGGAAGTGGAATGATATTCCCGATGAAATAAAAAATAAAGCAACTGAACTTGTAACTGGTATGGCACCTAGAGGTGCTGCAGACAAACAAAACTATTATGGATCCTTTAAAAAAATGTCTGGTGGTGGAACAGAACCAAAGACAGATATTATGTTTTCAAAGAATGGTAAAACTTACAAGTGTTCTATGAAATGGGGTTCTTCATTTCAGTTAACAAGTTCTGGTATTGATACTTCAGTTGCAACTCTTACTAAGGTATTGAAAAAAGTTGCCGCTGATTTGGGTAATAACAATATGTCTGTAAATGAATTGGGAACTTTACAACTTATTATTGAGCAGATTGCCAATAAGTTTGAGAATAGAACTGGAACTCTAACTCAAGCAGAAGCAGATAGGTTGATGAGAGATGTTAATAAAGCGGGTGGTCTTAATGAGCAACTACAAGAAATATTAGGTTCTAGGAGAGCACCTACTGGTGGCGCTGCATATGATGCATTTAAGTTTGAACTTACTAAAGAATGTATGACGGGAGCATTAACATTCGCTAATGACAAAGATAAGGCAGCAGACCATTTGTTGACAGAGAATGGATTGAAACCGATTAATGATGCTGCTATTCGGGAAGTTATGGGTGTGGCAGGGGTAAGGTTCTCTAAAAAAGGAAGAGGGAAAGACGACAGAGGAGTTCGTCAGAACGCTATCACGATTAGGTACGAAGTCTAAACTGGCACAAGACCATGTGCGACTCCACTCTGACGTGCTATAATAATGGCATAGACACGGACGGAATGCCAAACAAACACCTTGAGCACCTGGAAGACTCCATCTTTGATGGTCGTCGTGCAGCACTGCTTGCTGTCAAAGAAGCACTGACCTGTAAGAACATCAGCGTCAAGTGGGACGGTGCTCCTGCTATTGTGTTCGGCACCAATCCTGCTAACGGTATGTTTTTCGTTGGCACCAAGTCTGTCTTCAACAAAAAGAAAGTTCTCATCAACTACACTTACGATGACATTGCGAAGAATCATAAAGGCAACGTTGCGGATATCCTTCGTCTATGTCTGCGCTATCTTCCTCATATCAGTGGTATTGTCCAAGCTGATTGGATCGGTGTCGGTGGGGGGTCTGTTTATTGTCCTAATACTGTGGAGTATCGCTTTGCCATTCCGATTGGTCAACAAATTATTCTAGCACCTCATACTTCTTACACTGAGATTTCGCCTGATGCAAAAGCAACTCTTGGTGTGAAGTTGCAATCCACCAACTTCTGTCGCTTCATTGATACGACTGATGCTGAACTTAATCGTCCCAATCTTCTGAAAGATGTTGCAGAGATTGTTGCAATGATTCCTTTTTGTAAGGTTGGATACTCTGCAGAATGTAAGAAGCGTATTAATGATTTTATTCGTGCAGGTAGCATCCCTAGCGGTGAAATGATGTATGTTGCACTAGATGATAAATATAAGGGAGAAGTTAATGTGACTACCTTTAAGGTGTGGCATAAAATCTTCAAACTGAAACAGCGTCTACTCGATGCGATTGTCGTTAATGGAACAGTTGAATGTTACGTCGATGGAAAACCTTCCCAACATGAAGGTTTTGTAACTGTTTCTGATAATCCCTACAAACTTGTAGACCGACTGACTTTTAGTAAAGCAAACTTTAATCTTAATAAAAATTGGTAGAATGAAAAAGTTCAGTGCTTTCCTAATTGAAGCCGAAAAATCACAAGCAGCAAAAGCTGCACAGACTTTAAAACTGCAACATATTGGTTACGGACGTTATGCCGACGCTTCGGGCAACGTAACTCATATGTCTAAAGATGGAAAACTTGTAAAGGTTGATCCCAAGAATCCCGACATTACGCCAACTCAACAGAATGGAGAAGAAGAAACTGGAGATGGCTCGGGTGCGGTCGATCAAGGCGCAATATCTATTACATTTGGAAGATTTAATCCACCTACTGTTGGTCACGAAAAACTTCTAGCAAAAGTAGCTAGAGAGGCAAAATCCAGTGGAGGAGAATATAGAATATACCCCTCAAGGTCGGAGGATCCTAAGAAGAACCCCCTTGACGCGGGCACCAAAGTTAAGTATATGCGGTTGGCATATCCAGACCACGCGAACGCAATTGTTGATAATCCCGACATGCGTACTATTTTTGATGTTCTCGGTGCCCTCGATGCTGACGGGTATAGTTCAGTTAATATTGTGGTGGGAGGTGACAGGGTTAGTGAGTTCAACTCACTCGCACAAAAATACAACGGAGAGTTATACACCTTTGACGAAATCAAAGTGGTAAGTGCAGGTGACCGTGACCCTGATGCTGAGGGTGTGGAAGGTATGTCTGCATCCAAAATGCGTAAGGCAGCAGTTGAAGATGACTTTGATACGTTTGATAAAGGTATTCCTGAATCCTTAAGCAATAAGGACAGAGAGACGCTATACTTGCTCCTACGCCAAGCGATGCAGGTAGAAGAGTCTTACGACGATTTTGCCGAAGCATCCTACTCATTGTTTGAAGTTGCTCCTAAGTTAGATCCTCAGGGTCTGCGTGAAGCATACTTCGATGGCGATTTATTTGAAGTAGGAACTTTTGTAGAAAATGTTAACACAGGGATCATTAGTAAAGTCGTTAGTCGCGGTAGCAATTATCTCATCAGTATTGATGAGTCTGATCGTATTTTCCGTACCTGGTTGAAAGACTTGATTGAGCGTAATGACATTAAGTATTTCAATTTTACACCTGCGGGTGAGATGGGAACTGACAAACTCGCCAACTACATGAAAAAACTCACCCCAGGTGAATTCATTCGCAAGATAAATAAAAAGGACAAGGACGCTTAGTAAAATGAATCTTAGAGATCTTCCCGATATGTCAGATGCACTGAAACAGGTGCAGATGTATGAAGCAAAGAAAAAAGGAGACGGCAATCTCGCTAATAATGCTGTCCCTTATGACAAAGTAACCCGTGCTGACATCATCACTGGTGCTCTCGGTAAAGATGAAGAGGGTGGCAAAAAGAAACCCAAGGGTCATGACTGTGCAAAACTTGTCAAGTATAAGAAAGAAGAGTTTGAAGTCATTCCTGAGCAACACACTCTGCTGGAAGATGGCACTGTAACTCACTATGATATCACCAACGGTGAATATATCTACGAGAACGTCCCTGTCGAAGAACTTGAGATTCTGATTTCTGAGAAGCACGAACACTTCGCAAACTACGATAAGAATGCTGAAGTTCTTGGTGAGAATCGTCGTGCTGCTCGTGCTGCTGGCGGTTACAAGGATGACAGTAAGAAGCAACCTGACCCTTCTAAAGCAGGTTTCACTGGCGTTGGCAATATGAGCATCGACCAGATTCGTAAGATGTCTGCTCGTATCGAAAAAGAAAAGACTAAGAAGGAAGAGTTTACTGCTGAAGGCGTCCGTGACGAAGACCCCGAGAAGGGCACTGAAGAGCGTAAGGCACGTCTTGAGAAGAAGCGTGGCATGAAACTCGATGACCATCCTCAGTATAAGAAAGAAGCATTTGCATTCTCTGAGGTAGACTTTGAGGAACTAGACCTCTTCGGTGAAGAGATTGATGCAATGACCGATGAGGAACTCATCGACATGATGGAAGATCTCATCCTCGAAACTGCTGAGGATGACCAAGACCTCATCGAAATCTGTGAGCACCTTGAAGGTATTGAAGTTCTGTCTGAAGATTATTATGCTTCTGCAGTAAAAGCATCTAAGGAAGCATCTAAGAAACCCGAAGTTAGAGCAGCAAACCGTCGTGCTCGTGTTGAGCGTCTGAAGTCTGCTGCTAAGAGTGCTGCTAAGAAAGTTGGCGGTGCTGCTAAGGCAGGTGCTAAGATGGCAGGTAAGGCAGCAGCTCGTGGTGCTGGTTATGCTGTTGGTGCCGCTCAGCGTGCAGCATCTTCTGCTAAGTCTGAGTTCCAGAAAGGTAAAGAGCGTGGTCTGAAAGGTAGCGGTAGCAGCAAACCCAAGTCTTCCTCTTCTTCGTCTTCGAGCAGCAGCGACGATGACGGAACTGATGGTAAACTCGATAGCGTATTGAGCAGCATCAGAGGTTCTAAGGGTAAGAGTTCTGGCGGTGGAAGTAGCGCATCGTCTGGTGGCGGGGATAAGAAGAAGGGTCCTGGTCTGCTCAGAAGAGCAGCAGGTGCAATTGGTAGAGGTTTGAAGAAAGCAGTTGGTAAGACTGCTCGTGTAGTATCCAAGGGTAGCGATAAACTCGCTAAGCGTCTTGGTGAAGACTATGAGCACATTGCACACCTCTATGAGTCTGGTCTCTTCACTATGCAAGAGATTGAGAACGTCATCGAAGAGCGTTACAAGGGCAAGCATGGTCAGTCTGACAAAGAGTATGCTGATTCCCGTTCGCAGGGCGGCAAGATGGTTTCTGGTGACTCCAAGCAATCGGGTGCTGAATACACACATGGTCGTAGAGTTAAAGCAGCAAACCCTGGTATGCAACCTGATGTAGGTGGTAAGACCAAACCAAAGTCT